TGTTTTTCAAATGCCTTCTTATTTAAATCACAATCAACACAAGCATTAGCGTGATTACTAACTAATAAAACTGATACAAGTATAATTAATATGCACCATACCGTAGGCAAGTTATCTAATATCCATCTTTTCATATGATCTTCACCAAAATTATAATTTGTAAAATGATTATCACAACTGGTAAGATTGTTCTAACCAACTCCATTGTGTGATTATATTCATCTAATTTTCTTTCTAATCTATTTCTTTTCATTGTTTTTCAAACCACTTTCCGTCTGGTCTTTGACAAGCAGTACCAAACACAACTTTTCTATTCACGCCACCTATACCGATTAACGGCCATTGATTTGCTATATCAATAGTAGCGTCATAGTCTTTACATTTTATAGGACCTTCAAGGTATGATTTTGTAACTTTTATTATACCTGAATTACCTGTCTTTTGATTATACCAGTTCGTATAACTTTGTGTACTAGGACCATTGTTTAAATGATCTACAAATACAGCATTGTGTACATCATAATCAGAATTGTACATAATTTCAGCGCCAGCAAATGCACCAGTTACGGCACAACCAGCAATTATATAAGGATCCGATACACCCATTTCTACACAAGCGGCAGTTGTGGTTACCGTACCTAAACCTGCACCCACTTCGGATCGGTTTATGTTAGCACAATTAGTTAGCGATAAACTAACTAGTAAAATCCATATTATTTTTTCTAATCTCATCACAAATTTTCTGACTATCAACACTCTTAACAATATAATAGTCTTCGTTATTATCAATTACATATTTACTGAAACCTGAATCTTGCCAGAAAGTATGTCCTCTGGCAGATACAGGTCTGAAATAATGTGTGCCATCATTGGCACTTGTACACACAAAATCGCCAAACATTATTCTTTACCTTTAAACATTGTAAACGGCCATTTTGTCTTCATTTCTGCCCAACTTTTCTTTTGATACTCTTTAGTTTTCTCAACTTCATTTGTAAGAAAGTTACCTACTTTATTCGGCACTTCTTTTATTGTTGTAGCAAACTCCTGTGGAGTTATAGTTTTCTTCTCATCTGCTAACGATTCAGCATAATGCTGAAAAGTAAAACAAGCAGCAAGAAATAAAACAAATAGTATTTTCTTCATACTTTCCTTCCCATTGTTTTAATATCGGCAGCGTCAACAACTTGATAATTACCTTTGTTGTAAGCAATACCGATTGTTTTACCAGCAGGCATTTGTACTTTTGGTAAAGTTCTCTTAACACAAGCACCTGGGATTCTATCACTTGTAGGTATAGAATTTCTTTTAAGACCGTTTATGTCTAAAGTCAAGTCAGGAAATTTGAATCCTTTAAGTGTCTTTAGAAAAGACGGTCGCATAATACTTTTATATTTCTCTTTGATTTTTTTAGTCATTAACTGATTGTGGTATTGAATCTGCTCTTACTTCAGCATATGATTTACCAAAAACTTGTTTATAAAAAGTTTCTCTAGGATTAGTTGTTAAATAACTACTCAACAGATTGTCAAAATTTATATCTAATTCTGAATAGTATTCTGGATTTGTTTTCTTTAGTTCAATGTGTTCTTTTAGGAATTGTATTCTATTCTTGTAAACATCATTCTCTTTATCTTCTAGCGTATCTAGTTTTGAGAGAGCAATGTCTTTGTTTTTTGCAACTTCAAACTCTTTGAATAAGTTGTTTTTATCGTATTTAAATGACATATATTATATTTCTCCTTGGTTATTGTTTAATATTAACATAATTCATTGCTTTTGTCAAGCGTGGGAAAAATGAGTAAATTCAACGATTTTCTAGTATTTAATCGTCCGAGGATGACCGAGGATTGACGATTCAGGTCGTCCATAGTAAGTACATCACACATTATTTTCTACCTAAAGTTGTATCAATAAAGTTCTTAATTGATCTCATTATTGACCCTAATACTAGGCAAACATAAGCATATACCTCTACTGAATACATTACTGCGGTTGCACCCATTAGTATTAAAAGGCATAAAATAAACATATCTAAACCCATTATTTACCTCTTGCCATTTCTGCCTGTAAATTTAAAGCAACATCAACATCTGATTCTGCTTTAGTTCCATACTCATAAGGTCCTAAAACCTTTTGTTCTAATTTTTTTAATATTTTATCACCTGTTGTTTGTAGTTCTAAAATATTGTTATCTCTTTTAGCAAGATATTCTTGTAATTGATTTAAATAATCTTTAGCAGACTCTTTATCTCCATTATCAATTGTATCTTTAATCATTTCAATAACATCAGGAAAATTATCCATTCCGTTTATACTTAAATCTAATTTAACCATTAGTGACCTCCGATATTACATTACCATCTTTATCTCTAGTTATACCAGCATTTCTATCTTCTTCTTGTGGTGTCATTATTTCACCATCTTTCATCTTTACTAATTTAAGTTTAGTTAATTGACTTGGTTCGTTTTCATCTGCCCAAGTATCAATTTCAATATCACCATTTTCCATTGCGTCTTCTAGTGATTGATCGTAAGTATCAGTATCGTATTTAACTTTACCAATATATTTTGTTGTATCTGAATCAGTATAATTAGCGTCAACCATATATGTTTCAACACCATCGTTGGTGTCTGTTAGGTCTTTAGTAATTTTACTATGATTAATACCACCGAAGTCTGTAAACTTCGTATCTGCCTCGTCTTTATCATATGCCAATACATCTTGTTCAATAACAAGTGTATAATATGTTTTCTTTCTGTATAGGTTTTTACCTACATCATCTTTAAATGTATAAACATCTGTTTCTACTTTTGCCATTATTGTGTCCTCCCTTGTGGTTCACCGTTCACACCCCATTGGTTGTGGGATGGATCTGTTTGTTGTTTAATTAATTCTTCATCTTCACTACTCATTAATAATATTACATAGTGGACTGCCTTTAATAAATCTTTTCTATTCTTACCGTTTTTCTTACCGTATCTAGCAAGATATTTAATTGCATTTGCCTGGCAGAAATCTTTATCAATACCTAAATGCCTTAACATATCTTGTACTTGGAAACCATCTTCGGTTGTACTATAATGTTCAGTATAGGTTGACTCAATATACTTTTTTATTTCATCTAATATTTGATCTTCTTTATATTTCACTAGTGTACCTCTTTATTGTTATAATGTAAAACTTTTGATTTAGTTAATTCAGGATTAAAATCTTTTCTCAAAGATTGTCTATCCCAATTCTGACCATAATCGGTCCACATTCTTTTCTTATCTTTCTCACTATCGCAAGTATCACCGAATACATCAAAGTAAGAAGTATAATATTCTTTTTCTGTTTTAATTTCTATGTTAGAAACATTAGTAAAATTAGTAGCACTATCTTTGTAGTTCCAATCACAATGTTTTAACATCTTCATTTTCATTTTTTCGTTATTAAATTTTTCAAGGTACTTATTAGGTACATTTCTGTAAATAGTTTCATAAGCAGCAAAAGTTTCACTTTCACATTCAGGATCAATGTACTCTCTTAAATAGACCACATTGAAAGTACCACCATTAACTTTATTGTACATAGGTTTACCTTCAAAGTAAATATCGTCAAATTTCTTTTGGTCTAATTTATTGTTCATTACTGCGATCTCCCTTCAGCATTTGCCTTTTTCCAATAGTCTTCTTTTTCTAAAATTAAAACTTCATCAATATTATCTTCATCAATGTTTACTAGGTTTAAATTATCTAATTTCATAATTTTAGATTTTGCGTCATTAAAAGAAATCTCATTAACAACATATTTTTTTAATACATTATCAACATTTTTTTCTGTTTCGTCTGTATAGTATTGTTTAACTTTTGACATAGTGTTTTACCTCTTTGTTTGTGTTAGTATTGTTTTTCATATACTCTTATATTATAGGAAATAGACCCTAAAGTCAAGCACTAAAAACCCTTATTTTATGCGATTTTTTGAATTAAATAGGAGAACAAAAGGAGAACACCCTTTATTTCCAATGTTTTTTCACCCAAGCAATGGTATCCATATCGTATGATTCGTGTGGATGTACATCTACTAGTTGGAGAGGATCAGGTTTACCGTGAAATACTGCGACTTTAGCACCTGGATATTGTTTGAAGGTCCATTTACTACGTTTAAATCTAGGACTTGCTCTGTCATACCATTTAGCACTAAATGTCCATTCGTCTGGAAAACATTTAAACTTTTCTGGTACTTGTTTCATACAATCTGTTATAACATTCTGGTCACCTTGCATCCTATTAAATTTTTTCTTTTCTTTTAGATATGGTTTCCATACATAAGGCGTCATTATCTCATTATTAAATCTCATTATACTAGAATTAAAACTTTTTGTAGTAGGATTGAAATCTCTCATCAATACAACTTTAGTATCTTTTTCGTGTGTAAAGAAACTATCTATATTGTCTGTAATAACAACATCTAAATCAAAGTATAAACTATCACCTTTTAGATTTGCCTCAGGACTAAACAATGTTAATTTATTCCACCAACCTTGATAGTCGTGGAATGGTATTTTTCTTACTTCTACATTATCACCTTTTACCAGTTTTTTCATTTTCACGTGTTCAGTATAAATGATAAACTTATGGGGTATAGTTAAATGTCTTTGTACCATATTGTACAATATCTTTACATACTCTACTTTGTATTTGTTTCCCCAATATAAACAAACTACATTATTCATTAAATATCTTCGCCTAATCTTTCTAAATCAAATTCTATACCTATTAATTCATCTGGTTTACCTTTAGGGTAATCAGGATAAACTTTAAATTCTTCTCCTGTTGTATCACTCTTACAACCTGCAACTAACCAGTCCCATTTAAAATCACCATCAACTATAAATTCATTCATAACTTCATATCTTCCATCAGGTTTTTGTTTTAATAAATTTGCTTGACATTCTGACATACTTCTAAAATGACCTTCCATTTCAAAAGTTTGTTGTGTTTCAATAGGACTATGACCTATTAAATACGCTAAAATTAATATTTTATAATCCATCATTTTGATATTTTAATATTTCGTATGCTGTACCGTCTGCCATTTCTTTTAAGGTAAATTGATTTTCTGCAACAAACTTTAACCATTCTACCATAGTTTTTCTACCTGGTTTTAATGGTTTTTCTATCTTCTTTATATCTCTACTTGTTACAGGACCCATAACACTATTTGCTTCTGCGAATACAGGAATATAATTAAGTAAAGCATCAAAAGCGGATAAACTATAATTAGTTACTAATGCGTGGCAATCTTTTAAATCGTCTTTTATATCTGTTCCCCACCATTTATTACCTGGTCTAGGTTTATTTCTTAATCTAATCTCTCTATCTGTATATTTTTTAATCTCTCGTTTTGCTACTTCTATCCATTCGTCTTGTGTTATGCCATTCATTTGAAAGGTAACCGTAGGAGATGATGGACATAATAATATATGTTTACCTCTATCATCAGCACGCCAACCTTTAAATTCTGCGTCTATACCTAATTTTATTAATTTTTCTAATCTAGCAGGAGTATTTACTTTACCTATATTTGTATGGAAACTACCTTTACAAATTCTAAAGTATGTTTTCTTTTCATCTAGTATTTTAGGTTCAGGATATCTTGTAATCTGACTTGATATATAACCAGTATCTACAAAATAGTATTCCTCATTCTTTTCTATACACTCTCTTATTCCAGCAATATTATTACCTGCTAGACCCCAAAAAAAGTGTACAGGACGACCTTCATCTGGCCAACCTTTTTCTATTGCTGACCATATCTTATGTGATAGGCATTTGTCCCATTTTATTTTATGTGTTATTATCATTTTGGTGCATAAAGTAATTCTGACTTAACAGATAATACTTGTTCATAGTTAATACTTTCAAAGTAATCATTAATATCTTTCATAGTTATGTTTTGTTTTACCATTACTTTATTCTTTGCTTCAATATGTATAAAAGGTTTACACTTTTCTATAAGTTTATTAGCACCTATCAATGCCTCTATTTCATATCCTTCAGCGTCTATCTTTATATAATCTATATCTTCTAAAGCAAAACTATCTAATGTTTTAACGGTTACATCTATATTACCTTTATTGCTAGCGTGTGTATTACCTGTTTCACTAGGACTATATAAAAACATCTTTTTACTTTCTTCTCTACCTAAAGCATAAGGATATAATGTATAGTTCTTGTTTGTTATATTCTTTACATAACATTCTCTAACTTGTGGTATAGGATCAAAAGCATATGTATGTTTAAAAGTATT